TCTTTGATCTTTTCGAGCTCTTCAGCGATCCTGGTCTCTGCGATTTCCTTAAGTCCAGCAACTTGCTCATGTACTTTGGCATGTACTGCCGCTTCAAATACAGTTGTTGCTTTCTTTTGGAATTCTTCGTCAAGGTCTGCACCAGCAAGTATCGCGCTGATGTCTTCTTTGACTTCTGTTTCGGAGATTGTCTCTCCGTCTTTCTCTACGTCATCAAAGATCTTAGCAGAAAGTCCACCTGGAAGACTAGGTGAAGCACCACTTGGCTTTGTTTTAATAGAGGCATCTTTTTCAACAGCGACTGGGGCTGCTGCTTTTGCTCCAACGTTATCTGGTCCTGCTGGATTCTCAGATGAACTTCCACCAACTTCTATGGCAGAATTCTTAAGGTCGGATTTCTGTTGAGGTACTGCGCCTTTCTTGATGGCTTTATCGCCTACAGCGGCATCTTCCTCGATAGTTTCCTGAGGAGCTTTGCTTTCTGCAATCACCTTCTGGAATTTTTCATCAATACTAGACATTACTTGTACTCCTACGGATTTTTAACTAGTGTTTAAATCTATAATTTATTTATAAATCACAAACTTCTGAGAAGTGCGTTGAACGCGGCAACTTTTCTCTCAGCGAGTTCCTCAAGTGAGGGTGCGTTGTTAAGGGCTTCCTTAACAGCTTCGATTTGTGCTTCTTTGAAACGGCCATCGACTTGAACCCATTCCTTACCTTCCATGATACCAGACACAAAAGCATCAGGTGCGGAGGGGTCTGCCACTATATCTGCAGCAGTAGAAAGAATGAAGTCATCGGCGACAACAGATGTAGTTCCCTCTTTTTTAAGAGAGCCTAAACCTCTAGAAGACACACCGAGTTGTACCCCTTCCTCAAGCAAGTTCTTTGCGATCTTACCCATAGGGGTTTCTAACAACTTAGCTTTACCTATGAAGTTCTTACCTTCAGGGTAAAGTTCAACGATCTTATGTGAAACACGATCTAAGTTAACGGTTGGACCTTCTGGATGACCAAGTTCTCCGAGTGCTCTTCCGCGTTGAATGAACTCCTCATTGTACTTGTTGACTTCACGAGCCATGGTATCGTACTTGTACATACGACCATTACGGTTAGTGATTTCTGTCTGCAGAAAGATTCCTTTGATATACGTAGATTTCTTACCGTCTTTATCCTCGGTAAGAACTTCTATATCATTGTTCTGTTCCGTTATCAGTCTCATCATCGTTTTCCTTGGTTTCGTTTTCATCTGGATTGCGATTAATCACATCCGCTGTCTCATCAGGTGAGGCTTCACCTTCTGGAGGAAGTCCAGTTGGTTTACCATCGTCAGGCACATGCGGGAACATGCGATTAGCAATATCCAACTTGCTGGTATCAACAGCCGCAGCCGCTTTTACCTGCAACATATCTTTGAGCTTATCTAGAGCATCTGCTCTGTCGTTATCCCAAAGTAAATCAACGATTTCTCGTTCTTGTGTAGCCATAATGTAACGTTGTCTGTAATTTATTTAGCACCGTTCGCCTTTTGAGGCGCGGGTTTTAATGCTTGCTTGGTCTGTGCCTTCTTTAATTCTACGTCTGCTTCCGCGGCCGCTTGGTCAGTTTCCATTGCAGCAGTATCTATTGCTAGTAACTCTGATGGGGGTAATGCAAGTCCATTCTTAATATCAGCATCCATCTCCATATCAAGCTCTTCCATCTGTTGAGCAGTCTGACCTAGAACATGTTGGCGAACATATGTAGTAGAGAAATACTTACCAATGAACGGATCCAACTGTGTGATTACATTCAGTTGCTCGGTGAGCATCTCAAGGTTCTTAAGTTCCGTGAAATGATTATCATAGAGATAGTCATACTGAATATGCTCTTTTAGATCTTCCCAATCCTCAGGAGTAATAACACTCTTAAGTATTAGCTGAGTTTTTAATGCATCCTGGAATAGTTCGCTGAACTTTTTACGGAGCTTACCAACGAACTTAGTGAATTTTAATTCATCTCTGGTGATCTCAGATGACCTACCAAGGTTAAATGATGTCTGAGAATCTAGTCTACCAGCAGGAACATTTAACGATTTGTAAAGTTTTGTTTGGAAATATTGCACGTCTGTAAGCTCTCCAAGGTTCTGACCACCTGGAAGAGTAGTAATTTCTGTGCCTCTACCCCCTTCTCTACGTGGAAGCCAGAAATCTTCCATCATAGACATGTATTTTCTATCGTCTCTTATCTCACCAGTGGCAGCATCGTATACTAATTTGTTACGATATCTTCCCATAACTTCACGAAGATACTGTTCCGCTTTAACTTTCGGAAGATTACCTACGTCGATATAGAATATTCTACGCTCTGGTGCACGAGATATACGATAGATAACCAAAGAATCTTCAATCATTCTAAGTTGATTGAGTACTTTGATACCTTTATGCAAATAAGAAAGCACGATATTTCTATTCGTATCCATGATACCAGAGGTAACATAGGTTATCGCATCTTTCGCAATCTTAATTCCGCTATTAGCAGAGGTGTTATTTAAACCTTTGGGGTTGTATATAAAATACTCTTCAGAAGAACCGAAGTCATACTTCATAAATTCATCTGCAGTCTTAGGCTTATTAATCTGCCTGACTTTTTTAATCTTTGATGGATCAATATATCTTACTTCTTTAATGCCTTCTTGGGGTGCATCTAAATTAATTACTTTATGATAATATAAACGCCCATCGATATACCATCTACGGAACATCTCATGGGCTTTGGAATCAAATCCAAATAAGTTTTTAATATAATCAAACTCAGTACGGATCATCTCCTTAACACTTTCACTAACCTCAAGGTTATCAAGGTTAACATGTACTGGACTATCGTTCTGATCAGATACTATTGCTTCATGTAAAATATCTTCAATGGCGGAATCCACTTCTGGATGCATCGCCATCTCACGATACTTTTTCACCATATCAAATTCGGTCTTAAAGTTACCGTCTAGGTCAAGATATTGACCATAGTAACCTCCCGCAATATAACTGGTTGCGCCGTCCTCGCTGGAAGGCTGAATAGGTGACGGAGCACGTTCCTTTTCAGCTTTCTTCCTAAACGAGAAACCGAATAACTCTGCCATAATATTTGTGGTTTCTTTTCCTGTACTATTTAGTTAGGTTCAGGAAGTGGCGGAATCAGATGTTCTACTTACTAAGTTCTCACCAGGACCAAATGTTTCGTGGTACTGATAAGCGAACTCAACATCAAACTCTTCATAAGAGTCGTTGTTATCGTAAGCAACTGAAATCTGAGATACGCTAACTGGGAATGCTTGTACCAATTTGTACTTACGAATCTCTTTAAGAGTTCCGTCTCCAGTACCTTTCTCACCACCAAACTTATCTAGTTGTGAAATAGTGATGTCTTCCCAAGTGTCAACAATATCTGCAGTAGCAGTATTAGTATCAACACCATTAGTTAATTGGATCCACTTCTCGTATGCACCTCTTAGTGCGAAGCTGTCATCCATATAGAAGGTTGATGTCCATGTCTCATAAGTTCTGTCTCCAGGAACTTTAATAACACGACCACGGAAAGGAAGTTCAACTGTACCTACGTTAGTTGCTGGTAATGCAGCAGACTTACAAAGATAAGGAACTATTTTACCACCTTCAGCACCCTGAATAGTAGGTGCTGTTACTCCAGCTGGAAATTTATGTTCTACTGAAAAGAGGTTAGGTCTTACACCGCCTCTAATTGCCTTTTGGAATTCTAAAATTCCGAGTGCAGTTTTAGCCATTTTTAGATTGCTCCGTTAGTTATCTGCGTGGGACGACCTCTTCAAAGCTAACACCTGTGCGTGTAGCAATAAAGGTCAGTGTGATAAAGTTGATTGAGCGTGCAGGCTTGATGTAGAAATCAGCCTTAAACTCATTAGCGTCAATGACTGCACCAGTATTATTAGTGCTATCACACACAACTAAGAAATCAGTGATACCTCTTTCGGCTTGAATACCTCTAAGATATGGTTCAACAACATTCTTATAGTTGTTACGTGTGAACTCGTCATTAAGTTCAAAGAGTACCCCCTTCGCAGCGTTGCCTAATGTCTTCTCTATCACATTGAAGAGACGGCGAACGTTGATGCGATCAAATGCAGATGGTGAAGCGAGAGCTGTTTTGTCACCAAAGAGTACGATGCCCTGACCAGGAAGACTGGTTATTGGGTTAATTCTCTTCTGGTATAATGTATCTCTTTCGGATTTTGTTGGTGAGTATGCTAGTTTAACAGCATTCTTAATTGCACCACGATTCAAACCAGCAGGTGAGAACCAAGGTAACCCGTTTGCAGTGGTAGCAGCGCATAGTCCAGCAACATCTCCGTTGCAAGGAACGTAACGATACTTGTCACTAAATCTGTCGTAGATATACTTCCAAGTATTATCAAACACACCGAATGATGTTGATTGAAGATTTGTATAGAAGTCAACTACATTGTCTGTTTGTGTTGCAGAGTTTGTTACTCCAACAACATCTCCTCTATAAGGTGAAAGGAAACCTACACAATCTTTACGTGCAGAAGCAATAGTTAGAACTGATGCTGCAACCGCCTTTGTATTTGCTTTGTTTGCAATGTCTCCTGGACCTTGAAGAAGATAATCGATCTGAACTGTTTCAGTATCAGCGAACTCTTGAAGTCCTGTAATGATCTCTCCAGATGTTGCACCTAAAGTCTCAGCACCTTTTGCTAAGGTGTAAGTTGTAGGAGCACCGAAGAGGTCAAAGGTTGTTGTACTACCACTACCAGCATTGTTTGTTCCAGCAATGTTACCACCACTAACAGTCTGGTTAGCACTAATATCATATACTGCAGTTTCGTGAGCACCCCAGTAAACGAAATTAGATTGATCAAGAATTATTTGTGGGTAGTAGTTACCAGCACCTTGAGCAGTTTTACCATTGTTTGCTTTAGAAGCATAAGTAAACTTCTCAAGTAAAGTATTTGGTGTACCAGTGATTACTCCAGTAGAATCCCAAACAGCGATATGTACTTCATCGTTTGCACCACCGCGAGCTGCTACGTGAGTAGAAGTTCCTGGACGTGGACCAATAGATGACCATTTAAGACCAGCGAACACCTCTTGTGCATCATACCAGTCAGAAATTGTAGTAACGTTAAGGTCGGTAACACCGTTCTCAACGATATCGGAAGTTGTCCAAATATCAGAAGTAATTATTGAAACTGTATTAGTACCAGCATCCCAAGCGTAGATGTATCCAGACTTGTTAGCAGAGGTGTTTGCAATTTGAGTACCGATGGTCGTTGTGGCTAGAGCACCATCAAGTTTCAAAGAAACATCAGCACCTTTGTCAATAACACCAACCTTAATGGCATTACCATCAGCACCTACATCTCTTGCTGCCCACTTAAATGGGTTAGCAGTTGCACTAAAATATACTGCTTCGTATACGTCCTTAGTCGTAATAGAAAGAATGTATGGAGAAGTTGTACCGTCATCTGAAGCAGTCAATTGTCCACTTGTAGCACAACGAACTACATCAAGTACACCACCATAAGATAAGAAACTAGCGGCTGTCCACCATGTTTCAGCGTTTGCATCAGATGGTTCCCCAAATGTGTCGAGTAGTTGAGATTCTGTAGTTATACGTACTGGTGACAATACTGGTCCCTTAGCAAATGGACCTGCGATTGCACCTACGTTTACCTCAACCGTCTCAATCGAACCGAGAGTCAGATCTCTTTCCTGGATCTCTACCCCTGGCGATAGAAGCGTGCTAGCCATGCGTTTACTCCTGATGATAAATCAATTTTTTCCTAAAATTATTTATTAAAAGGTACTTCTTCAGCGATACTCCCACATAAATGATCTATCCCCATACTCATCTAGCCTTCTCTGTTCTGGATCTTGCTCATTCATATCGATAGTCCAAACGTTTCCTTCGTTATCAATAATAGCATCATCTTCCAATCCATCATCAATAAAACCAAAAGGAGCCATGTCCTGTTCTATCTGATGCTTTTGTTCTTCATATATTCTTCTACGGATATCCTGATCCGTCATTTCCTTGAAGTATTCCTGCTGTACTAACCAAGCAAAGATAACCAAACACATTACTAAGTCATCATTATATCCTTCATCTGCCTCAAAGCTTTGCTTGTTCTGAATGAAGGTTGTTAGTTCAGCAACAACGTTATAATCCTTAACAATTAACTTATCATCCTCTACAAGTGTCTTCAAGTTAGAGCATCCCTGTGCCTTAACTGTCTTACTCATCTTGACACCCATCTGTGTTTTAGTACCTGAGAAACCTTGACCCACTACCTGTCCAGCACGTCCTCTCATAGCACACATAAGAACATTCTCATACTCAACATCATAGAATAGACTTGAAGCAACCGCTTCCCCGATGTCATTTACTTCTATGAGTACATGAGCTTTATTATAATTATTTGCCACGTTGTAAACAACGTTCGGCAATAGCATAGGTCGTATCTCATTATTCCTATACTTTGCTACTAGTTTCCACGGAGCCTTAGATATATTAATAACCACAAACGCACTGTAGTCCTGAGAAAGTCCACGAGATACATCAACGCAAATAATATAATCGTTATTATCAACAGGGTTTTCATAAACATCCAATCCAGCATTACTAGTCATTATATCATCATACACCAGAGTTCTCAACTTAGCTGGGTTGATGAGTGTGTCAACAGATCCTAAGAACTCACAATCAAACTCTTGAGTGAACTGTCTTACCGAAGTGTTTGCAATAGTGGTCTCTTTCCATTGAGCATCTCGCCCTGGAACTTTAGACCAATGAACCTCTGACCATGCATATCCATTCCTACCTTTCTGAGCATCAACCCAAAGTTTGTAGAAATGATTCATCCCATTCGGCGTTGAGATGATGATTACTTTTGTTTTTGTACCAGACGTAATAGTAGGATAAACAGAACTAAAGAATTGTTCTGCGATATGATTTGGGATAAAGGCGAACTCGTCGAGGAAAATGATATTGAACGACATGCCTCGGACAGCACTTGCAGATGTAGAAGCTGCCAGTATCTTTGATCCATTTTCTAACTC